TTAAACTGAAAGTTGATTTAACTAATCTCTCACCACCACTAACTAATTCAACAGGAGTTGCAAAGTTATTTATTGTTGCTTTAAACTGATAGCGTTCAGGATTACCCCAATAGCTATCAGATGCGTAGTTGATGGCTTCTATGACTTTATTTAGTTGCTCGATATAATACGTTGAAATAATGAAATCATACGTAATATTTACATAATCAGGCATTACTACAGCATAGTTTTGTTTCGTAGGTATCCTATTATTTAATATACTAAAATTATTGTAAGTATTTTGAGGAGAGAAGGATTTTTGAAACATTTGAACATTGTTAGGGTTATTAGCATCTAACTTATTGGCTAAGCTTCTAACTTTTTCAATATTGTTTCGTTTAAAGGTAATAAGAGGCATCATTATTTTACCTTTTAAATCTCTATAATATCCATCTTTTTGAACCTGCTTCCATCTTTCAGGTGAGCCATAAATAAAAGGTACTTTTTGCACTACACCGTTTTGCTGGACTGTAGGTTTAATTACATTGTCCATGTAGTATATAATAGCTTCATCAATTTCTTTAAGCCCTAGTGAAAATGGTTTTGTTGTATCACCTCTAAAAGATACTTGCTCACCTCTATTAAAATTGGGGGTAGGATTAGGATTACTAGTTTTAGAAAAACCCATTGCCCCTTCTGGTGGGTCATAGGGGGTTATTTGGGAATTCATTATTTCCCTTTGAGTTTTAGGTGTAGGTGTTTTTCCTTTTTTAGCCATTATATATATCTTTCTCTACTTATTCCTACTTTATCAGCTGGCACATAATGTGTCCCACAAATAATTGAGATATTACTTCCAAAATCTTCTAAATCTGGGTTCCAATTTCCAGGTTGGTTAGGATAATCAGGATTTTTACCCATAAAGTATTGATTTGATACTATATTATCTACTTCATAGTATCCATCTTGATACAATATAATATCACCCACTTCAGGAACTAAATCAGCCCCATAATTGTGATCCGTAGGATCAAAGTTTTTATTAAAATCTTCACTTGCTGCTAACAAATCATCTCTAAGGAACTTAAATGTAGCACCCCAATTAAAATCTGTACCTAAATCTGTTTCAGGGTATTCTTGGTCTTTTCTATCAACCAAACAGTCTAATAAAACTGGACCCATATAGTATTTTTCTTCAGCAGATTCACCATATAAATTGACTTTCGTTTCTTCTAATTTATACTTGTAGAAAGCACATTGTTGGGTGATAACGTTACCCATCAATTCTCGATTAACGTGTCTAAATAAACTTATATCTCTCTGTCCTCCAAATAACGCCATATCTTATCCTATATAAATTGCTCTTGGAACTTTATTTAATTCTTGCTCAACAAAGTTACTTTCGGCATTTCTTCGTTCTAATAATTTTTCTCTTGAAGTTTCCCCCAAATAAGCTCTTAATCTATCAATTAATCTTTCCTTCTCAGAGGTTGCAGCTGTAATTAAATCTCCTTGGTTTAGAGTTACTGTATCTCCTGGAATTGGAACTGTTTGGTATTTACCGCGTACATATCCTAACATTTCTTTACATAACGCTAAAGCATATTCAAATATCCAACTTCTACCTATAGAATTAATTTTATTATAGTTTGGGTTTGAATAAGGGACATCATAAATGTTAGTTATAGTACTACTCCCCCCAACTACAAATGAAGCATCTGATCTTTCAGAATTTAAAATATATTCAAAATATAATTTTGGTACTGAACCATCGGGAATAGGAAATATTCTTAAATGGTTATTGTGCATCTCAAATGAAAAATTAGATCTTCTAATCATATCATTGAGTTCAATTTGTTGCATTACCTGTAAATCGTAATTGAGAGGCATCAATACAAAGTTAACTGCTGGTGAATATCCACCCCAACCAAAACTATCCATCATACCTCCTTGATCTTGCATTCCGACTCCAGCGTTAGGATCAAAAAATCTTGTAATTGCTGGTGGTGCTTCGTAAAACACTCTCATTATCTCAATATCGTGGTTTTTATAATGTGGTATTGCTTCTTTAGCCCATTCTTCCAAATTATAATCTTGAACACTTGATGTTAAATTTATAGAACCTGTATGCCAATCAACATTACCACCAGTACCGGCTTCTACACCATACTGTTCAGACATTTGGATAATTCTCCCCAAAGATGGTACCACAATAGAATCTTCAATATCCATTTTAGAAGCATCTGCCCCTTCCAATGTTAAGTAATTGTCTCTAGTTTGGAAAGCATATAACTCATTTGCATATATAGTTACTGCTTCTTCCAAAGCTGCATAGAAGTTTAAATTTTGCAATTCAACATCTACAATAGGGTATCCTAATCTACGTGCCGCAAACACAGAAAATTTATCTGCGTCTATTTGAAATTCTATATCATTATCATAAAATCCAAAAGGTGTTTCTCCTGGGGCGAATGAACTAGAGCCGGGCCATATTGGTATATTTGCCATATTATTTTTATTTTTTATCCGTTAACTACTACATACTCTACATCCATACTTTGACTTAAAGAATAAACAGATATGAATTCTATATCTTGACCAAAAGTCCCATCAAATGCACTTCCAGTTACATTTGCACTTGAAAATATAAGTGATGATGTTGGTGTACATTCCATACTCCAATAACTTGCCCCATCTCCTGAGTCGGAAGATGTGAAATTAACTGAAAGTGATCCTGTATTGTCTAGGTTAGTAATTCGAACGTATTTCATACTACTTGATGGGAATGTTCCAGGGCCTGGGTTAATACCATTTACGTTAATTAAATCAATAGATGTAGTTGGAGGAACTGTTACAATTCTCCTATCAACATTAGTGATGTTACCTATAGTAAAACGGGTTTCATTGAGGGTTTTAATACCCTTGACTACGTGTTCCTCTTTTATCTTTACTTGGAAGGAAGTTGGTTCTAATGTTGATGCCATATTCGTTTTTGTTATAAATATTGGAGGGAACGTTTCAATTTATAAGCTATTAAAATCCCGCACAATTATATTAAATTATCATTTTCTTGTTCGATTAGATGTACCTGATGGGTCTAAACTTACACCTCTCTCAAATGCTTCTTCGTAAATTGATATTAAATCATCTACAATTGGGTCTCTATGATTTTTAAGTAAAGTAATAGAACACATTTTTTTAATTTTACGTGCGGCTGTATATAAAAATCTAAATCCTGAATCGCGTTTTGATTTTAAATCAACTTGATAGTCATCTCCACATACAATCATTTTACTTCTTAAACCTATACGGGTAGCAATCATTTCCATTTGCTCGTGAGTAACGTTTTGGGCTTCATCTACAATTATACATGAATCTAAAAAGGTTCTACCTCTCATGAATGCTAAAGGTACAATTTCTACTTTACCATCTTCAATCAATTTTTCTATTTTTTCTTTATCATAGAGAGCATACATATTTTGATAAATTGGTTGAATCCAAGGATCCATTTTTTCCCTTAAATCCCCGGGTAAAAATCCAATTTCCTCTTTTGAAACTGTAGGTCGGGTAATGATTATTTTCTCATATTGTCTCCTAAACACACCATCTAATGCTACCTGGCAAGCTAATAATGTCTTTCCAGATCCAGCCTTACCTGCTAGTATTGTTAAAGTATTGTTAAGAATTTGTTCTTTTGCTAATTTTTGCTCTTCATTGAGTTGCAATTTAAATTTTATTGGGTTTTTGACTACACGTTTTGGTTTAAAGACTTCATCCTTATGATGATTTGATGACATATTTAATTGTTTTTAGTTAATAAATAGGTGAATGTAGAATTTACAATAAGAAATTTGTTTGGATGCATTGTGTTAGTATTATAGTTGAATTGCATTTTAACGTTAAAACATCATAATATAACTATATTAACCATTTATTAATACATATTGGATAAAAAAAGGGACGCAAAATGCGTCCCTTCTTATTGTTTAACCTTTTATGGTTAGTAAATATTATAGAGTGTTTAACCCACTTACAATAATTTTACCATAAAATTCTGGCCTAACCACTTTCTTCGCGTAACGAGTCAATAGACCTTTACGTGGAGTGAAAGTATCCGGATCATAAACCATTGGAGTCATGATAAGTGGAATATATGGAGCAAAAACTGCACCTGCTTCCAAGAATTGACCACCTCTGAATCCCATCAAAATGGTATTTTCAGTCATGTATGGGTTTTTATAAACTGTATATCTTGAGTTTATAGCACCTGCTTTCTGAACACCAAATGCGTAAGAAGCTTTAGATACATCACCATCAGAGTTACTAGCATATCCTGGGATTGACTCCAAAATAGTAGCTACGGTTGGAGAACATACTAAGAAATTAGCACCGCCTCTAAGCGTTTTCTGGTGAATGATATTACTTAACTTTTGCATTTTAGTTCCTAATGTTTGGAACCATTGTCCTTGCGTGTTATAAAAACCTGCAGTGTTTGTGAATGCAGTTGCTGTAGCATTAATTTGCTCGTTATTAACAGCAGACCAATATTCAGTTCCAGCAGCAGCAGAATCAATTAACATTTCAAGAATTTCTAAGTCGATTTCTAATGAAATATACTCACTCATAATTGAAGTTAATTCAGCCTCAGCATCTAGAGAATGATAAGCGTTAAGATCTTGAGCAAACTCAGGAGTCCAAACAGCTTTCAATTTACGTGTTTTAGCAACAATTGCTTCACTACGCATTTGAACATTTACTTCAGGGATAGTAATTGAAGGAGAGTTAGTTCCGTTTGGAATTGGATTTCCATCTTCGAAATCACCTCTATCATTATCTGTTGTTTGTAAAGTAAATTCTATAGTAACAGCTGATTTTGCAGCATCAGCAGCAAGCACAACTGGAGCTAATGATCCAGTAACGATAAACTTAATAGTTGCACCACCATCATAAGTTGTAAATGCAGATTCTTGAATACCGGCCGCACCAGTAGCGAAAGAACCTGAATGCATTTGAAATCCTCTAATAGCTACGGTATCCATAAATGCTAAAGAAGATGTCTGTACAAGACAAATTTCAAATTCACCATTAGCAGCAGAAGCTGAGTAAGCAGAATCGAAATTTAAATCGGCCCAAGTAGCTGCAGCAGCACCTGTTGGAGCGTTTGTTAAAGAAGCAGTATCAGCGATTGAATAACCAAATCTACCTGCACCATAAAGACCACCTGTATTAGTGTTCCCGAATGGGCCTGCATTTCCTTGGTCTCCATACATTGAAGTACCTGATGTAAATGGTGATTTAGAAGTACCATACTGAAAATCTAGATAAAATACTAGACCTGAAGGCAAGTTCATTGGTTGTACCGAAACAAATTCTTTTGCAGCGATTTGACCAAATACTTTTCTTACCAATGGTAAAGCAACACCTGCCCATTGTGCACCTGTACCTGGAGTAAAAGTTCCAGAACCAGCTCCACCGCCTGTGTTTGAGTTTTCCATAACTAATTGCTTAGCTTGGTTTTCAAGGATCATAGACATATTGTTTTTATCGGTTTCGCTTCCTACACCTTCTAACAATCCTGTCTTGTTCCATTTGTTGGCTAATTTTACGGCATCACTCTGTAGTGATTTGTAAGGATTAGCACTATCCAAAAGGGAATTTAATTGTGACATTTTTTTTCTTTTTTTAGTTTTAAGTTAATTATTTAATTATTCCAGCTAATTTTTGAAATCTATTAACCATTTCATCTGATTCCACAATTGGCTTTTTCTTAGTTACTTTTGGAGATATCACTGATTTTGAAGCTGATCCTAATCTACTTTCGTTTACTGTTTTTTTCTTGAAAGTGAAATTTTCATTAATAGTATTAAATACTATTTTTACTTCTTTAACCGTTGACGCTTTATCAAAAGCACCTAAAACTTTTGCCTTTTGAGACTCATTTAAGTTTTTGGTTTTATAAATTTTGTTTACATAAAGAAGCTTAGCGTTAAGTAAATTGATTTCATTAAGTTCAGTTTTTAAGGTAACAACAGTATTCATTGCTTCTTTTAAATCTTTTCTTAAATTCTCATTTACTACTTCCTCATTACGTTTTGATACATCCTCATCAACCGTTACTTCTACTTCATCTTCAACTTCGATGTCTTCTTCATCTTCAACTTCAACTTCAACTTCTTCGTCTTCATCTTCGTCTTCAACTTCAAAATCATCACCAGCTTCTAATTCACCAGCAGTAACCATATCTGCGATTACATCCTCGATAAAATCTTTTAGATCGTCTTCTGACATCTCTTCGAGATCGATTTCTTCATCGTCCTCACCTTCAACATCTTCTTTCTCATCTTCCATACCATCTAAGTAACCTTCTTCTTCAGCATCTTCATCAGATTCTTCTTCTTTAAGGGTTTCTCTTTTAGGGGTTGATTCCTCTAATTCATTTTCGAGTTCTGCTAAGATTTCATCTAAATCCATATCTTCATCCACTTCACGATCATATTCGGTTTCCTTTTCGGCTTTATTATCACCTTTAAGACCCGTACGCATTATTGGGTTTGACATTTCTCCTTCGACCTTAGCCTCATCTTTTGCTTCTTCCATCTCGTCGTAGCCTTCTTCCATTTCCATATTATCCATTTCTTCTATTTTACTAGCAAACATGGATTGTAATTGTGGGGAAAAAGCCTCTTCGAGTGCGACTTTAGCGTTTGCAATCGCCGATTCTTTCATAGTTTTGGCATCAGAGATTGCTTCTTTTAAAAATTCTCTATTCATTTTCCTAAAATTTGTTTTGGGAACTACGTTTATTAAGTGAAACGTAATGGGGGGTTATATATAAAATATAAATGCCATATAGAAAATGGCATATTTGCAGTAATACATATGTGGGGGGGTATTAAAAATGCAGGGAAAAAAAGACCCGCAATCAGTTCTTATGGTATGATTGAGGGTACATTTATTGCCTAGGGTAGCAGACTAGTTAAATACTATTAAATTGGACATTGACCTTTTGAACAAAGTATTTCTGATACTATTGAGTTTACTTTTGTGTAATTCTTTTGGTTTGATAAATCTAAACCTTCTTTTACTAAATGCATAAATGAATCGGGGTTGGATGGAGTAGAAACAAAATCCCAACATAGCAATTCAAAATCATCTTGTACTTCTAATATACCACCTTTATCTTCTAATGAACCCATACCACGAGATGATACACCTACTGTAATATTTGATTCAATCAAGGCTTTTAGTATATTTCCGTTAGGTGTAGGTAATATTTCTATTTTACCCATCACATTATCACCATCCCACCACATATCTGAAATGTTGTGAGATACATTTTGCAAATTTATTACTGATGATTCGGGGTGATCTAATTCACCCATTGCTCTATGCTCTTTAACGAGGACATTATATTTGTCTATCTCTCGTTCCCATAATTCTCTAGAATAATAACGACCATTACCGTTTTTAATTTCAGCCGTAGCTAAAATACCTTCTACAATGGGATTACCACGGTCAGAAAGTTTTCCTTCTGTAAGGGATACAGGGTTGGATTTAAAAAGCTGTGTTTCAATAAGGATCTTTTTCATATTAATCTTCTATTTATTACCTTCTTCCATAGAAGAGTCTGGGGATTTTCTTAAAAATGATTTAGGGTTTGCATCGGAGTCAATGTTTCCACCTTCAGCAATTTTCTTACTGTAAGACATACCGCACATTTTTTCATATATTTTTTCCATACCCGATTTTCTCTTTTCAAGGAGTTTTATTTCTCGTTGCATTTCCTTCATCTTTTTTTTATCTACCAATTCTGATAGACTATCATCTTCAGTGACCATAGAAATTCTTTCATTTTTACTTGAAATTATTTCTTCTAAGGCTTCGATTTGAATTTCTAAAGTAGCAATTCTACCATTCTTTTCAATTTCTGATAATTTAGAATCTGTTGTTTCCTTTTTAACTTTCTTGGTTTTTGTTTTTACAGGTGCTTTTTCACCTAATGGAAGTGATTCCAATAAATCTACTAATGATTTCATTTTATTTTCTTTAATTTCTAAATAACCAGTACCAATATCTCCTTCAGGAAAATCTTTTTTAGTAGCTTCTCCATATCCACCACCTTTGCCAGCATCTTTAACCATTTTACCTTTACCTAAACCCGGAGCATCTTCACTATACCCAATTCCCTTAATTCCAAATTGAGCTTCCTCAACATAGTATTGTGGGTTTTTGGACATATTTTTAATAACTAAATCAATCAATTCTTGTTTAGTTTTATCAGCATTTGCTTCATCAGTAAGTTCGGTGTAATATCCTTGACGAAATTGCTCCCCAGCTACATTATTAAGCATTTTATCATCTTTATAATCATACCCTCTATCTGGTGCTTGAAGATCTGTTACTTCTTTAGATGTTTTTTTCTCAATGGCTTTAGCTTCTTCCTCAGAAATAAGATCCATATTCTCATCAAATATTTTAAACCAATCAGGTTTTGATGTTTTTTGATTAGCTATACCCCAAATATTTTCCGATATAATATGACCATGTTTTAGGCTAGCTATAGTTTCATTTAATGAAGCTGCGTTACGAACCATATTAGGAAATTGTGTTTTGGCAGCTTTTTGAAATATTTCGCTATTACCTTTTCCCTTTTTAATAAGGTTGTATTGTTCTTGTAGGGTTTTTTGTTTCATGTTATTTTCCTGTTAGTAGATTTTTTATGTCTTTGATATAATCTAAAATTAAATCTGTTGGTTTAAGTACATTATACGATGATTTATTATTATTGTAATAATCCGCAGTTTCATTTTTAGCGTTACTCAACATTTTATAAATATCATTCATTTCTTGTTCGATTTGATCAAATGCTCCAATTCTTTGATCTTGGAATTCTTTAGCACTTTCAACTTCAAACAATTGTTTTACTTCTAGACCAGAACCTTTCTGTACATAGTTACCTTGTTTATCTTTAGGCACTAACTTGTATTTAAATTGTTTTACGTATGCATTATCTTTAACTCCATCTTCGGAAGCATTTGGTCCGGGTCCTAAATGTGCTCCGATTCCTTCTTTTACTTCTTCATATCCTAATTCTTTATATGCCTTGTCATTTGGTTTAGATCCTTTTAATCTAAATGCAAAAGGAGTTTGGTATGCACCTGCGCCCCCTGAGGTTGAAGTCTCATCGATTTCAATTTCTCTCAATTGATTTTTTATCTGCCTATATTGGTCTGGGTAGCTTGTTCGAAGATGTGTTCTATATTTATTAAATACTTCTTTAAAATCAACTAAGATGCTTTGAATTGTATTATCGTTGCGAGCCTCATCTTTACCTAATAGCTGTTTTAGGGATTTTAAAGCCGTATGCATTTTTTGCAATGAATTCCCAAAACTAGCTAATTTAATAATTTTCTGACCTGAACTGTTTGTTTCTTTATTTACCTCTACGGTTTTGTAGTAAGTATCTAAATTATCAGTAAAGAAGTCATTCTCAACATCAATAGGCCCATAATTATCCTCAAGTCGTTTGAGTAAAGCGGGGTCTACATCTTTGGCTTTTAGATTTTCTATTATATTATCCATTTGATGATGTAAGTTCTTCTAAAAGACTATGATATTGGAGTAAGTCAACTAAATGGTTATTTTTAATACCTTGTCTTTTGTCTAATTCTTGAATTAATTTAGAAACTTCTTGTAACTTAATCTTAATAGTTAATGAAGGTGTTTTTTCAATTTCAACTATTAATTTTTCTTGAATGTATCGTATTTCAGAATTATAAAATTCTTTTAATTGTGGGGTAGAATCCACTGACTCAATAAATTCTTTAAGAATATGTTTTTGTTTAGAGTTTAAGTCTGAGTATTTGTCATTGAATTTCTCCAACATAACTCTATAAGTTAATGTGCGAAGATCTTTGTCATAAGATTTAAATTCTTCAATTACGTCATCTTTAACTTCCCCCCTCTCAACTTGAGATTGGGTTAAATGTTCTAGTAAAGTAACTTTATTATCAATAATTTGATTTGGGTCAGTTGATTTTTCAGAAGCATATATCTCAAACAGGGTAAAAAGTGAAGCTTGTGCTTTATAATCATAAAGTTTGGTTCTAAACAAATCTTCAACATTATAATGCTTTTTAAGTTCTTTAATAAGATTATATTTTTCTTTTCTTAACCTAGTACGATTTAGTTTCTTAGATGCTTCAACTACCGTTGTTAATACTACATTAGCTTTACCTTCGCTTATATTTTTGGTCTTAAAAACCGCCTCATATAATTTGTATTCTTTACCTAATTCGGTGTTTACAAAATATTCTTTTAAAATTGAAATTGCGGCTGAAGTTTTACCCGATAAGGTGTCTGCTGTAATTCGTTTAACCATCACCTCAAATAGGATACCGGTGTTTTTGAATTTGGAATGTTTTATATACATCAATACTTATTTTTTTATAAATATACTAAAATATCTGTTACTTAATATTAGATTCATCAAGAAGAGAGCTATCACCTTTATCTTCTTCAAATACCAATTGTTTCTTACCAAAAGGAATTGATTTTAACATATCTTTATGTTTAAGAGCTGTTAGATTTTCTAAAGCAAGGGCAGAATTACCTTTTTGATTATAATCTTTTTTCATACCACTTGCACCTAATCTATCTTTCCCAAAATTATCATCTTGAGTGTTTCGATTTGATATTTTTTCTTTTGGGCGCCCTAAATTAGCATCACTATCATACCCTTTAGGAACATTAGCCGGGTCTGAATCTGAGCGGCCTTGACCATATAATGAAGCTAAATCATGAGGTGTACCATAAGATTTACCTGTGTCTACAGGATCATTACCTTCGGCTTCAATTTGACCTAAACGGAATTTACGTTTAGCATCTTCTCTAATTAAATCTCTAAACTCATCGTACTGATCTTCACTTAGGTGGAAAATATTATCATAAATCCAATCTGTTGGAAATAGGTTACTATCAGTCATTTCTTTAGCTAGAGTCATTTTCTCTTGCATCAATGCAACTCTTTCTTGATCATAAATGATTGAAGGGTTTGTTAACGATAGTGTGAAGTTAGCTAATTGCTCATCTCTATAACCTTGAGTATATAGGTGAACCAAAGCAATTTTAGTTAATTCGGACACCATTATTCTTTGAATACGTTCAATTGTACGAGCAAATCTAATATCCTGAGCTGCTAGTGTAGCTTTACCATCAGTATTTTCATCGTAACCCATAAAGGCTTTTGGAACTTTAAGAGCTGCAAATAACTTATCTCTTAAATACTCAACATCTTGAATACCATCCCACTGTAAACCATTAGCTGTATCAATTTTTGTAGATTGATCATTCCCGCGAACTGGAATGTAATAATCTTCAAGTAAATTTTGCATGTTGTACTTTAAGTTATATTCACCTGTATTTTGGTCGATGTAAGGGGTACGTTTTAGTTTACTTAATGTTTTTTCCATAAAAGCATCTACTTCGTTTGGAGGTATTGAACCTACATTCATGTAAAATATACGTTTTTCAGGCGCACGAACTATTCTATGGATTAACATTGCGTCTTCCATCAGTGTGTATTGTTTAAACAGTTTACGTGCGGGTTCAATGTAACTTCTACCATATGGTAAAAAATTCATATCCGTTAGTAAACGGAAGTGAGCCATTTCATAGTTGTCAAATATAATACTTCTAGCATCTTGGTTTTGATTTGGAACACTAGCATAACCATAATCTGAAGCATCTACTCCATCGGGTTGGAATCTATATTTTACTTCAGTTGCTCCTTCACTTTCCCCACCTTCTAATCTTTCGATGTGAAACGCAGTGTAAGGGATAACATTATAAACACCAAATTTTTCTGCTATTTCTAATTTAAGAAAGAAATCACCATACTTACACATATTACGAATCCAAGGCCAAAGGTTGAATTCAATGTTTAATACATCGTAAAACAAGTTATATAGTATTTTTTGAATATCTTCATCTGAAGAACGAATGGCTAATACTTCACCCATATCGTTTTTAAGTGTAGATTCATCAGCTACAATGTCAAGTGCAGATGCTATAATTGCATCTGTATCCATAGCATCGTAATCTGAATAAAGTTGTGGTCTTAGATATTGGTAATTAAAATTAACTTGTTGACCATACATCGAAGTTGATGAATTGGTGTAAATTTTATTGAATCTATCTACTAAAGCATTAGTCTCAAATTCACCGGTCTGTTGGATTTGATTTACATCAAATACTTTAAGTTGGTTACCACCAACATTGCGAATAACCACATCTGTGGAAAATAATCTTTGTAGTCGTGAAAATAAACCTTTGTCCGCCATTTTTGTTTTGTTATAAATATATTATAAAAGCCATTTAATGCTTTCGTGTTTTCCCCCAATTTCTTGTGTGTATGGGTTGTCTGATGTATTTGATGAGTAGCCACCACTCCAATTAACTGTATTTGTTTTTACACTACCTAATGCTGCGCGAGTCATATCTAAGCTTTGTTGTTGAAATTTTAATGATGTATCTCGCAGGAACATACCAACACCAAATGGCATAACCAAGTCATCATTGTAGCCACTTTGAGCTTCTGGTCTTCCATTCTTCCAAATGAATACTTTCATTTCCTCCAATAGTCGTTTCGAACGGATTGTTACCGATCTATCACCAATAAATTCTCGCATTTTATTAATACAAAGTGGTCTTGTTCTCATTGACATTGTAAACCCAGGAACCATTTCGCTGTTACCTTCATAAACACGAAGGTAGGATTCGGCAGTCATTTGATCGGATTTTGTTGAATGGTATAAATTTTTATATCCTCTTTCTTGTATTGCGTCCAAAGTTGCCCATCCAATATTAGCATTTTCTACTACCAACATTGCGTTGTTATATTCTGTAGCTAAACCTGTTAAGAAGTAGCCAAAATCCTTTGGTGGTAATTGGCCTTTATATTCTGCTACTTGAGTGTTAGTTGTAATATCCAGTACGTGACAGCCTGAGTAATCTTTACCATCACCACGAGCAACATCAGCTACAACCATATATTCTCTTGAATAGTCAGCTGGTTCCCAAACCCACAAATTTTGGTCAACACCTCTACGTTCAATTGGGTCTTGGATCGTGGTTGATTTTATAAATTCTATCCACTCAGCATGAAATACTGTATCTCCTGAGGTGCTGAAATCACAATCACATTCTTGTGATGCTAATCTTGGGTCACCTAATAATTCATCTTGCCTTTTCCTCCAAGCATCATCTCGTTCGGGGTGAACATACCAAGGTAATTTAATTGGGATAAAATCATTTTCATTATTTTCTGCGGATACCCATGTTTTGTGAAACCAGTTACCTGTACCATAAGGAGTACTTAATACAATAGCACCTCCACCAGTTGCTAATGTTTGTTGAGCAGATGCCCAAATTTCACCAATATTATCAATAAATGCTGCTTCATCAATTAATAGCAATGAAACGGCTTCTGATCTACCTGCATCACTACTTGCTGATGTTGCTTTTATTATAGATCCATTATTTAACCTAAGTGATAATTTGTTATTTTCTTCTGCTGGTATTTTAAGCCATGAAGGTAAATTTTCATACATGAATTTTACCTTTGTAACCATATTACGAGCTGTTTCTTGCTTGGTTGCAATACAAAGAATATTTTTATCCTTATGAAATATCATTAACCACAAGGAATACCCACCTGCTAAGGTTGATATACCTAATTGTCTAGATTTTAAAATAACAGAATATGGGTTTTCTCTTAATAGACCTAATGTTTTTTCTTGGAATGGGTATAAATTAAATAATACTCTGCCTCTTTGTGGGTGTTGTATGTGACAGTACTTTTTCATAAAGTGAGATGGGTCTGTCGCACATTTAAGGTATTCTTGTCTAATTATTTGTTTTAAATCTTTACTCATTTTCCAATTTTCCAGTACATACGGCCCGATAGAACTGGTTGGAAATCTTGATTAATTCCTATTCCAAAACCGTATACTTGATGTTTTTTACTTTTAAATAATAATTCACCACCTAAGTAGTTAAGTTGTTTTGTGCTACCAGCTAAACCTAAACCCCAATAAAATTCTCTATTATTAATATAAAATGTGTTTGTAACTGTTTTATTTGGTATTAAAAAATTAGATTTAATATCCCGCGATATAATTGAGTTCTGTGAGATTGTATCGTTAATAACCGCATAACCCAATGTATCTATGTATATTGTATCAACATAAAAATACTTAGCATAGTAATCCTTTAAAATTGCTACTGTATCAATGTTAGATGGTATTGTATCAGTTTTAGTTATATATTTGGTTTTCCATTGAGGAATATAACTAGTTTTTTCAATGATAATAGTATCATACGATATTATAGTATCTGTTATTAAAGGAGATTCTACTACAACACTATTTTTCCCACCCCCACTACAATTGCGCATGATTAGGATGATTACAACTAACACTACAATAAGTAGTGATTGGATATTTTTAAAGGAGACCTTCAAGTTCTTTTTTAATTTTAGTAAGTTCTTTTAAACGAGATAATAATTTACCTTTTTCGGGTTCTTTAGAATCCTTATACTTTTTAACTACAGATTTCATTTCTTTAGTAGTTTCACCCAATTTATTGGCAATTTTAGAAACAGAATCTCCTTTTTTAGCGGCAGATGAGGCTTTTTTATCCATTTCAACATCATCCATATCTTCATTTTCATTCACACCATCAGAATCTCTTTGCTTCATAGCAGCTTTAATAGCAAATACAGCGTCTCTTTCTGAATAGCCATATCGTTTAGCCATTGCTTTAATAAAACGATCTAATGCTCTTAATATTTCAGGATTTAAACTTTCAGTTACTTTAATAATATCATCATCATCTGCTGTGGATTTAACTTTTTCTAAATTTTCAGGTGAAGTTTCTATTGTTGCTTCGGATAGTATTTCAAAAATTTCTTCCTTTATGGATTTAGCTAATTCTGATTTTCTCATTGTATAGTTGTTTCGTTATAAATATCATGAGAATATTGTTTGTTTAACTAATTCTATACGTTCTATAGTTGAACCTTTAATTTCTATTAAATTTTTAATCATATGTCTATATTTCATATTTATTAATTGGATTTCTTCGTCAACTAATTTTCTATACTCAGCATTAGTTTCCCGTACTCCATTATTTTCTATTTCAACCCCTTCAGGTGAAACATAAAAAATATAATCATACTCATCTAACATATTACTAGAAAATAAGCAAAAATCTGTGGCTTCCAAATAATTCATTGATTTTGAACAATTAGCAAACGCCATCACATCAATAATAGTTCTATCAGTAATAATATTATCTTGCATTAGTTCACTAGCTCTTTCAGCTAAAAATACTGTTTGACCTTTTAATGTAGAGTCTGTATTTAGGGGAATACCCATCTCCATAAGATGCTTAGAACGCTCAGTTCTAAATTTATAATCTTTAAATTCAGGTAAATCTGCTAAAGCGTTAACTAAAGTTGTTTTACCTACTGACATTGTACCACAAAAACCTATTTTCATAACTTAAATTTAATTACTAAATCTCTCATTTCCAAGCATATATTTTAAAACCGGTTCAGGAATACCTGAATGGGTGTATTGTTCTAATTTAGCTAGTGCTTGTGATACATCATAAGCTATGATTGGGACTATTTTAATTGTTTTCCCCTCAACATAAGTACACTCATAAATTAAATTATCTTTTACTTTGGAAGTACTTACTAGTTTAATTTCTAATATGGCTGTATTTCTCCCCATATTTGATAGTGAATCTAATAATTCTTTATTATCCTTTTTATATTTATTTTTAATCATAACTAAAATGGTAAATTACTACAATTAATTTCTATAAGTTGTTCCCTTAGGTGCTGATTGCTTATACCAAGGTAATCCTTCTCTCTCAGCCATTAATTCAGCATATTCTTCAGCCCCATACTCAATCCCACCTAAGTAAAATGATTTTTTCCACTTAGAATCTTTATTTATAGGAACAATAGCAGGACCATCATATCTATGATGTTTAAAATGTTCACTTCCCTTTGTTTTAATTAAATAGTGCCTAGCACCTTGATATTTAATTACTTTTTCTTCATATAACTTTTCGCTCATAATTTTCTTTTATAATGTTTAAAATGATGTGTGTTCCACAAAATCTGGGTATTCTTTATTTTGTTTTAATATATAATCTGTAACGTAAATCCCTTGTGCTCCTGACACTGTAATGCCTCTTG